TCTTTTAGGAATGATGAAGTTCCACGACCAAATACGATTGCGTCATTGTTTCCATTAAGTTGGATAGAACCATTTACATGTAGTCTATTGTTGGTAATACTACCCAGAACAGGAGTAGCATCTGAACTTCCATAAGTTGCAGATTCACCACCGACAACAACTGCACCACCACCATTAATAGTGAATAGATTGTCTGCACTTGCGTTCCAGAACTTAACTGCAGTCGCATCTGAATCTGGTACAAAGTTAAGGTTACCAGTTGTGTCACCCGCAATCTTTTGAACAGGAGAACCATCTTTATAGAAATGAATATATCTGTTACTGTTATCGAATGGGTTGTTGCCCATATCGATACGGTTCATGTACATTAGTGCATATGCACCATTCGCACCAGAGATGGCGATAGATGGGTTGTTGTTTCCACCAAACCCATTGTAAGATGCAAGAGAAATACCACCAGTACCAGTGTTGTCGTTCCATCTGTCAACATCAGTAACGTTACCAATTTGGACACGACCATCAACCGCAAGAGACGTATTGTTTCCTGTGTTGTCTAGGTCTAAGTAATATGTTGTGCCAGATGCACCAAGGTATCTTGGTGCACGAACGTTATTGAAAGATTGCGTGATTGCATCTGTAACATTCAGTTTAAGTGTACTACCAATCGTAACTCGCCAATCATTTGCAGCGGCAAATCCCATATAGTCATTGATTGATTGCGCATGATAGATAAAGTCGTCGATGTAGATACTTGACATGATCGACGCAGATGCAGGATTGACGAAGTAGTTTGAGTCATCTGAATCATAGAATGTTGGTGCATAAACTCCTACAGTAAAGTCTGCAGAGTTGTTGTCAATGTTTAATCTTTCTGTACCACCAGTTTGGAAACTGATTTGATCCGCACCATCAAATCCCATACGTGTGTCTGTATCACCATTATGGAAGATGTAAGTATCGATACCGATTGTATTCGCAACAGACGCTTTATCACCATCGAAGAAATATGTGTCATCGTCATTGTCGACGAAACGACCAGAACGAATATCCTGATCTGCAACAATATTGTTCGCAGTGATATCACCAATGATTGCACTGTTCGCATTGATAGTCTGGGAGATAATGTCGTCAGCGGTCAGATCATTGGTGATATACGCATTATTCGCAGTTAAGTCTTCAGTGATGTTTGCATCTCTACCTGCAGAGATGTCACGTGTTGCAATAACGTCTTGTCCTGCAGTTACGTCACCTGCAGTTGCAGTCACATCGTTTGCAGCGGTAACGTCATTACCTGCTGATACATCATTCCCTGCAGTTACGTTTCCTGCAGTCGCATCGATATTACCAGTTGTTGCAGTAATGTTATTCTGTGCAGTAATACTGTTTCCTGCAGTTACATTACCTGTAGTAGCTGCGATATTACCCGCATCTGCAGTGATATTACCATTAGTTGCATTGATATTATTGTTTGCAACGATATCATCATACGCAGTGATGTCGCCTTCTGAAATAATATTACCCTGTGCAACATTGTTACCAGATACAATCCAGTCTTCGTCTGAGTTTAGATATGCACCGTAGTTAAAGTTCTGTTTGAGGAAACCAATTTCCCCATTGTTTGAATACAGAGTATTATTAAGACCACTACCGTCAAAGAAAATCTGTGCAGCACCATTGTTGTCTCCAATAGTGATATCACCTTTAACATCAAGGTTTTCGGTTGCTTCTATACCGTCAGAGATACCTTTAAGTTTTGTCGCACTATTGTAAAGGATCTCACCCCAACCTTCGACACCAACTTTTGCAGATCTTAGACCTTGGTAGGAAGTACCATATCCGCCAGTGATGTTAACATTTGCACTACCTGAACTTGCAGCACGAAGAAGAAGATCATTATCAGCAACTGATCTAATCTCAATTGTTTCAAGTGCATAATCACCGATTGTCCACCAGTCTGCAGCTTCATTCCAAATGAAGGAAACATTTGTAGATGTTCCTCTTTCAATTTCAATACCTGCATTTTCAGAAGGCGTACCTGTAACATTACTATTCAACAATAGAATGTTATCTGCGATTGTTACTGTTTCAGAAGAGATGGTTGTCGTCGTACCGAAAACTGTCAAGTTACCTGTGATAATGTACGAACCATCCATTGTATCGTCTTCATCAGAACGAACAAACTGGATAGAGTCTAAACCATCAAGTGTTGCAGCGTCGAATGAACCACCATTACGTGCTTCGTCATCTGTCGTAATAATACGACGACCTTCGATATTTGTAGTTGACAAACCTGTGAAAGTTGTGTTACCATTTTCAATAGAAAGTCTTGCAACACCGTTTTGTTTGAAGACTAGACCATCATTACCGTTATGAAACTCAATACCATTTGTAGAGTTAAAGATACCGTAATCGTTTAGGGTTCCAAGGTTCTCAACATTCAATGCACCAGAAGGTCCAACGAATTGAATGATGGGTGCACCTGCAGAACCAGAGTCGTTCGTAACTTTTAAGGTAGGATATGAAGGAAGAGTGGCCTCAATATGAGTAGGACCATCTACTTGAAGTTTACTAACACCATCGTCAGTAGACGTACCAATGAGTACGTCTCCAAGAGTTTGGAGGCCGTTTTTGACTATAAATTTCTTATCGTTTGCCATTCGGTTCACTCTCCCCAGAATTAGGCAGTATTATTTAATCTTTTATTAGAGTTGCAAAGGTTACGAACTCCGTAGATGATGATTGTGATGGAGTAACCAAAACTTGAACATCGCTACCATTAATTATAACATCGTAAGTTGCAAGGTCAGTGTTTGTCACCACCTTACCAAACTCTGTTGCTGATGCAGTAGTGCCATCATGAACAATCAACATTTTTGTAATATGTTTATTTATTCCATTTTTACCAGTAATAATGAATTCACCACCCATAAAATCTGCATGAGCGAAACTAAACAATACAGTTGGAGATGTTGTTGTTAGTGTTAATGACTCAGAATGGAATGCAGAATAATCTTGTGAGATGACAGCTTGGACTTCCAAGTTCCCTGTCATCGTATCACCAGTTTCGTTTACATATCTATTATCTGCAGTTGCTTGGTCAAGATAAAGTCTGACTTCTTTGGAAACTCCAACAACGTGACCAAACTGATCTACGTCAACTGCAGAGATAAATTCTGGTGCAAGTGCAGTATTTGCGAATGCAACATTTGCTTGACTAGAAGTATCTGTATGAGATATTTCAACGTTCGCATTGATCGTTCCACCAACGATATCCAAACCATCACCAACACTGATTACAGTATCAGAAGATGTGAACATAGAACCGTTTGCGAGGTTTACTAGATCTGTGAAACCGTTGACGAAACCATATAGTGTGATACGAGGATCACGGTTGATTGTTCCATCAATTATCACATTCTGTTCAAATGTAGAGTTACCAGTTACTGTATCACCTGTCAGATTGAAGTAACGTGAATCTAGTTGACCACCATCCAACTCTGCTTCAGTGTAGTATCTGTTATCTAATTGACCTGCATCCAGTTCAGTTTCTGTGTAGTAACGGTTGTCAAGTTGACCACCATCCAACTCTGCTTCAGTGTAGTATCTACCGTCGAGATCCGTAGAAGAAGTTGTTTGTGCATGACCGAACTCATCAAAGGTAATACCAGTTAAAACATTTGGAAGTGACAAACTTGTGTTTGCAATACTAGAAGTGTCTGCGTGACCAACATCGAATGTAAAACTGTTTGCACTGTTTAAGTTAAATCTATAGTTGACATTTGTCGAATTAACTGTTACACCAGTGTTTGCATAGATGAATACTTCACCGTCACCAATAAGGTTTTGTGCGTTGTTAGCAGACGCATCTAAGATTTCTTGTGCAGAGTATCCATCAACGGTGTCTGCATCAAGGCCTGATCCATCCCCATCTACTGTCAGAAGAAGATTAAGGATCTCTGTTGCAGTTTGATCCCCTGTCGCCCCTGCTTCGATGTTGTCTAGTTTCGCACCATCTGCCGCAATATCACGTCCGTCAACAGTACCACTTACAGTAACGTTTCCTGTGACATCAATGTCTGCACCAAAGTTTACAGTCTCATCAAATGAGTCAATCTTCTGTAGGAATACAGATCCGTCACCAGTGAAAATTCCTAGTGTGTTATTTGCAGAAGTGTAAACAAAGTCATCAACACCTGCGACTGCAGTGTTGGACATTGTAGTGATACGACCATCTGCAGCTACAGTGATAATTGGTATTTGGGAAGCAGTACCATAAACTCCTGCAACAACACCAGTGGTTGAGATGTCTGCAGTGACTTCGACTGTACCGTTCGAAGATGTCGCAGTACCAGTCACATCACCAAGAAGGTTTACAGTTGTTTCGGTTCTTAGATGATATACTGATCCATCACCAGAAGACAATGTGATTGTATTGTTAGCGGCATCATATGAGAAGTCATCGATACCACCTACCGCTGCGGTATTTGCAACAGTAATACGACCATCGTCATCAACTGTAAACACTGGGATCTGAGATGCAGAACCATATGTACCCGCAGCAACACCAGTATCTTCAAGTTCTGTCGTTACTTGTACAGTACCGTTTGAAGAAGTGGCAGAACCAGTAACCTTGCCAGTTAATTCAACTGCAGTTTCAGTAGCAATATGGAACTCTGATCCGTCACCTGTAATCAGTGTGATGGTATTGTTTGCAGGATCGTATGAGAAACTATCGACACCCGCAACAGATGCAGTGTTTGCAAGAGTAATTCTACCATCAACATCAATTGTGATGACTGGGATCTCAGTAGACGAACCGTAAGTGTTTGCAACGACACCAGTGTCTTCTAGTTCAGTTGCAATTTGAACTGTACCGTTTGAAGAGGTTGCAGTTCCTGTTACTTTACCAGAAAGTTCTACTGTGGTCTCTGTCTGAATATGGAACTCAGAACCATCACCAGTAACGATAGTAATTGTGTTGTTCGAATTCTCGTAACTTACACCGTCGACGCCTGCAACTGATGCAGTACTTGCAAGAGTGACAAGACCATGTTCGTCAATTGTCAGAATTGGAATTGCAGTAGAAGAACCGTAAGTGTTTGCAGTGACACCAGATGTTGCAAATTCTACGACACCGTTGGTCACTACAAAGTCTGCGTTCGCAAATGCAGCAATACCTCTGTTGTCATTTGACGCAAAGGCAGTAGCAAGTTCTGCAGAGATTGTGATCGTATTGTTTGTGACTTCAGTGTTGATACCTTCACCCGCAGCAAAGGTAAGTGTCTCACCTAAATTGATATTTTCTGCAGGAGTATATTGTTCTGAAACAGTAATTTGACCAGAACGATCTGTATTGTTAATATCAATATAGTAATATGTACCAACCGTATCTGGAACAAATGTAAGTGTTTCACCACCTGTTGCACCTTGGTTTGTTACACCAAATGCCGCATCACCAGTACCAGATGTTTCGGAAGTTTTAATATAAAGTGAAATGGTGTTTGCACCACTTACTGCAAAATTAAGTGTATCACCAATATAAACTTGAAGTGTTGGTTCTTCTGTGAAAGAATATGTCTCATCACGTAGAGTACCGTTTACTTGCCACTGATCACCATCAAATAGTGTTAGGTTTGCAGTGACAAAGAATGGTGGAATTGTTGCTTGAGTTTCACCCGCAATAGTAATGTAAGGTGTTGCAATCTTCGCATTAGTGATACCACCATCTTTAACACGAGTGATATCGTTAACGATTTCAAGAGTTGAACCATCGACGTTAACGTCAATTGTAAATGTGTTAGAAAGACTTGTACCTTCACCACCTTGGATTGCAGCTTGCATAAATCCAAGGGTAACTGCATCGTGAACTTCAACTGGAATACCAACGTTACGAAGTTTTGCACCACCAAATTCGATAACACCATTGTTTGCAGAGAAACCTTGTTGGTTTAGAGATATGTTATATCCAAACCATGCATGGTCTTCAACGTAGAATTTGTTTACGTTTGAGATGTCTGCAGGGTTGATAACAAAACTTGTATCTTGTGAGTCTGCAAACCCACCCGCAATCAAGTTACCAGTAACCGTGAAGTCACCAGTAGTACGGTTTGCAGATGCAAAGTAATTGAGTGAATTATCAACGAACCCAATAACGCCTGCAGAAGCATAGATGAATGATTTATCTGTGGGTAATGGACCATCAGACATTTCAATAGATGCAGTATTAGAACCAAAACCCAAAATCAAGTTTCTGATTTGCGATGTTTCAAATGGATCAATAAAGTATTCGATGTTTGCAGAGTCTGCAAAACGAGGAGCAATAATTGTGTTGGATGCGGGGATTGTACCATCAGTACGAATATACTGAAGATCCAAGTTTGCAGAATTTAAAACAACAACGTGACCAAATTCATCGAACTCCAAGTTCTGAATAAACTCACCATCTGCATTATCAGTATTAGTGATAGGAGACGTGTTGTGTGAAATGTTGATCGTGTTACCAGCGTCATCGTAGTACACATACACACCAGTGTGTGTACCGTCACGGAACATCAGACCAGTGATGTCCATCGACACCTCTGTAAAGTCTGGAATCGCATTCGCCTGAAGTTCTACTGGAAGTTCTGTCGCAAAGTCAATACGACCATCTTCTGTAATACGAACACGAGGAACATAACCATCGTTACCGTAGATACCTGGCTGAACACCTGTCACATCAACTGCAAGTTCAAATGCAGTACTGTTTGCATTCTGTACTTCAAGACCTCTACCTACAGTCACCGTGGGAGATTGTAGAAGTGCAACTAAGTGAGTATTAGAGTTGTCTTTTAGAGTAAGTGTGGATGCAAAACCACCTTTTTCCAAATAATACTTCGTAACTGCATCTTGGTCATTGACAGGGTCTGCAAGATTTGTTATAATAGTATTGCCAACATTGATAAAACCACCAGGCGCTTCAAGGAACATATTGTTCCCTGCTGGCACTTTGATGATACCATCTTCATCAATAGTCAGTCTTAGATGACCTGCAGTATGGAAGTTCAGTTGGTCATTGTCTGCATTAGGAGACGTTTCTGCAGTGATCTTTGTATCCTGATCAACGTCAATAACTGATCCTGCAAGACCTGCCCAGATGTTTCCATCATATCCTTCAAAACGATTGTCATCCGTATTGAAACGAATCATACCTTCGTATGCAGGTGGTCTCTTAGCTGTTGAACCAACTGGAAGTGTTAGGGCACCTTCTGTTTCGATGATGACAACATTACTGTCATGACCGATTCTACCTGTGAATAGTTTGTACCAGTTCTTACCAGTACCACCCAACATATATGTGTCGTTGTCATTTGGCAACAGGTTAGATGTAAAGTCTGCGACAACTTCAATGTTGTCAATCTCGTTATCACCAAGTCTGATGTTACCACCGATAACAACGTTACCAGAAACATCCATGTTTCCATAGAAGTAAACATCTTTGTTTGCATAGAACTGTGCAACGTGGTTTCCACCCGCATAGAAGTTCAGTTCATCCTGATCTCCGCCTGGCGTATATTCTGCAGTAATCTTTGTGTCTTGATCAACGTCAACAACCCCACCAAGACCTTGCCAGTTATTACCATTGTATCCTTCGAACTGATCGTCTGAAGTATTATAACGGATCATACCTCTACGGAATTGAGGAATTGCATCACGTTGTGCAGATGTGCCGTCTGGAAGTGTTAGTGCACCAGTTGTATCTAGATTGATGTCGACGTTTGCAGTGATTGCATATTGATCGATTGTCAGTCTGTTGACATCACCAGTATAGAATTTTAGTTGATCATTGTCTGATCCTGCAGTATCTTCTGCAGAAATATATGTGTCTTGGTCTACATCGATAACACCGCCAAGACCTGACCATGCATTACCGTCATAACCTTCAAACTGACCATCAGTCGTGTTATAACGAATCATACCTTGGATGTTACCAGATCTATCGTTTGTAGATCCTACAGGAAGAACAAGTCCACCTTCTGAGTCGATGACGACTGTATTAGATACGATTGTAAGTGTCTCTAAGTCAAGAGACGTGATTGTTTCCAAATTTACATTTGAATTTAAAACAAATTCTCTACCATTGACGAGTGTAAGATCTTTACCTGCAAAGTAGTTACCTTCACCGAAGAACTGAGTCCACGTGACTGCGTCTTGGTTGATAGTAAATGTTTCAGCGTCTATAACAGTTGCAACAAATGCTTTGTTACCATTAACTGTACCATCAACGACAAACTCAAATGCGCCTGGCAGTTCCGAACTCTCATTTGCATATTCGGATCTTTTAAGAACCCATGGAACAAATGCGTTACCCAATTGAATAACATCATATGTACCATTTTCTGCAGGATTAGTCTGATCTTTAACAAGAATATTATCCCCAATTTCCCATGTAGTGACACCGTCGATGTTCATTACATTGTATGGGGGAAGAACAAGAGTATTATTTGCAGAGTTGAATGCACCTGCAAGATCGCCAGTCGTCGCAGCGAGTGCAGACGGTTTTACGTTTAGACCTTGTACGAGGTTGTCGACATACCGTTTGTTGGTGGCATCATTTGGACTTTGCGGATCTGCAACAAATAGAAGACCCTGTTCCAAATTGTCCAATGCGGTATCGATGTACGATTTTGTGACAGCATCGGTGTTCGCAACTGGTTCTGCAAGATCTGAAATACGTGCATTAGAAACAGAAATGTATGAGTTTGCACCAGTTTGGAATACAAGTTCTTCGCCTGTAGCGATAGTATTATTCGCTAAGGTCAGTTCACCAACAATAAGTGATGTCAGACCTTCAAGTGTAAAAGTATTTCCACTGTTACCAATAACAGTATTACCAATGGTGATATCATTTGTGAAAATGACACCATTAGATGCGTAGAACTGATCTGGGTTGAATTCTGTGCCTGCAAAAACAGTAACGTGACCGAACTGATCGATTTCTACGTTTCTTACAAATTGTAAGACATCATTGTTTGTGCTAATTTCACCAGAAGTGTTTGCGTGAACAATGGTAATATTTGCAGTTTCGATGTTGCGAGTATTTGCATCTTCTGGAAATAGAATAACACCATTACCAGAAGAGAGCGTGGCAACATAGGGACCAACCGTATCAACACCAAGTGTAACGGAATCTGGGGTGATGAGGGGTTTTTGTTCGCCTTCTAGAACCGTTGTGACGGATCTTTCTGGTGAGTCACCTACTACGACTTTAATTGCCATGCGTCTAGACCTCTGTTACTGTATCTACAACAAAAGCAAGTCCCTCAAGAATTTTAGACATTTCCCCAGATTGTTTTCGCATCAACACATCATATTGGTACTTCCCTGGCTTTAACGTTCTTGTTTGCGTATCAGTTAACACAAGTGTAACCAAACCCGCAACCTGAGTACTTTTTTCTACTGTAAAGCTTGTTAGTGGAGAGGACTCTGAATATACTTTACGAATATCCGCAAAGAAATCGAGCACAGAGATTGGAAGCGGATCGTCGTCACCATCGAATAAAGTTAATTCGACACGAAAATCCGTTCCTTTGTCTATGTAGATGTTTGCTGTTGAGGCCATTCCATTACTCTTTTTTTATTTTATTTATATAATAGACTCAGAGCAATTAAGTACCCCACACTACCGTTCCTGCAGAGTCTCTGATGATTAACGTTCTGTTTGATGGGTCTTGATGAGAACCAATCAATGCACCCCCTGCAAAGAGGTTACCATCCGCAGTGATATTTTCCAAATATAATGTATCCGCATTTGTATTATAGAAGAAGTTCTGTTCGCCACCAGTGTTTGGACCAGTCGTTGCGTAGATAGTTCTTGCACCAGAACCGCCAGGCACAAATGTTACAAACATATTAGATGATTCTAAACCAGTACCATATATGTTGGCAACATCAACAGTTGCAGCAGAGTTACCTGGCCCTGCAGGGCCCTGCAAACCATCAGTACCTTGTGCGCCAATCGAACCAGTTGCACCTTGTGCACCAATTTCACCTTGGATTGCTTCACCTTGAACACCTTGTGGACCAATTTCCCCGATATCACCTTGGAAACCACGTGGTCCTTGAATACCATCAGCACCCGAACCCGCTGGACCTGTGGCGCCTGTATCACCCTGAACACCTTGAACACCTTGGATACCCTGTGCGCCATCACCTGTAGGACCCTGTAGACCTACACCAGTTGGTCCTTGGAAACCACGTGGTCCTTGAACACCATCTGTACCAGTACCTGCAGGACCTTGGAAACCACCGTCCCCCTGAACACCTTGTACACCTTGGAAACCTTGAATTCCATCTCCATTAGTACCATCAGCACCTTGAATACCCTGAGTACCCTGTGGACCTTGGATACCTTGCAAACCGCCAGTACCTTGTGATACTGGTCCTTGTGTACCTTGTACACCTTGGATACCTTGTACACCAAATCCACCTTGAGCTGCTTCACCTTGTGTACCTTGTGGACCAACATAACCTTGAACACCTTGGATACCAGTGCCGCCACCGCCGCCTTGGAAACCTTGAACACCTTGAATACCCTGAGTACCTTGGTTACCTTGGTTACCAAATCCAGTCGCACCTTGGAAACCAGATGTACCTTGTGGACCTTGGACCCCTTGTGAGCCGGGCGGTCCAGGCAAACCACCTGCACCCTGTGCGGTTGGACCTTGCGGGCCCTGTAAACCTTGCACACCTTGGATACCTTGTGGTCCAAGACCACCTTGCGCACCAGCACCACCAAGATCACCTTGGAAACCACGAGCGCCTTGGAAACCTGCAACACCCTGAGATCCTAGACCAGAAGGACCTTGGAAACCAACACTACCTTGGAAACCATCAGCACCCTGTGGACCTTGTGGGCCTTGAACCCCAGTCCCACTTGAACCTTGTGTGCCCAAACCACCTTGGATACCTTGAACACCTTGTGTACCTTGTTGTGCAATACCCTGCACACCTTGAATACCTTGTGCGCCAATAGAACCTTGAAGTCCGTCTGCACCAGTCGCACCCTGTACACCTGCACCAGTAGAACCACCACGTGTGAACGTAATTATGATGTCTTCGTTATCATTGAATGCAGCACCATTACCAGTTAGGTAATTAACTTCAAATGTCCAGTAACCAGTACTGTCAGTAATATCTTCGTAATCAAAGACAAAGAAGTTGTTTGGATCTGCTTTACGCATGATCTTCAATGTACCCTTGACAAGACCTGTTACAGTATCAAGAGATGCATAATAGTTGTCTAGGTTTGCAAAGTTATCGTCACGTTCGTCAATATAGATTTCTGTAACTGCAGAAGGAGTTGCGTTGTTGAATCTGATATCACCGACTGCAGTATTGATTGCAGTTGTACCAGAACCGTCGAATGTATAATCGAAGGTTGCACCACCAAATCCGCCAGAATCACCTTGAATACCTTGGAACCCCTGTGTTCCTTGCGGTCCTTGTGGTCCTTGTGGTCCCAAATCAGAAATTGAAAGAATTCCAACCATACCCGCATGGTTAGAACATTGATAGTATAATGTGTCTGGTGCGTTGTATGGAACTCTAAATGTGATAAGACCAACATCAACACCGTTGTTTGTTACACCAGTAGTATATTGGTTACCTGTACCAGTACCTGGCGCAGTTTTGATGTAGAATGGGTGACCAGATGCATTGACGTTAAACGTGTATGTGAAACCCCTCAACAATTGTAGTGTTGGATTGTTGACGCCGTCTACTTCATATGCAATATTACCTACATTGGTAACTTCAAAGACACGAGATCCCTCTTGTCCCTGAATACCTTGGAAGCCTTGGAAACCTTGTGTGCCCTGACCACCTTGAATACCTTGTACACCTTGGATCGCTTGACCCTGCACACCTTGGAAACCTTGTGTGCCTTGAACGCCTTGGACGCCTTGAATACCTTGCCATCCCTGCACACCTTGAATGCCTTGGAAACCTTGAATACCAGTTTCACCTTGAACACCAGTGTCGCCTACTGGACCAGCGGGAATGAAAGAAACAATCGCTTCGTCACCGTATCGTGCAGTCGCATCTAACCAAGAGTTAGTGTTTGCGCCGCCCGCACCCAAGAATGATTTTTCGATGAATGTAACATCAAACCAACCATTATCTTCATATCCAGTTGGTGGAGCCCATGTCCAGTCATTAATTTCGTAGATAATAACTTCGAAGTCATTTGTTGCAGTATCACGTGGAGTTCTGATAACAAGTTGACCTTTTGGAGTACTTGGATTTCTGTCAATATAATTGAAGATATCATCTAGTCTTCTGTTACTATCAGAAGGTTTATCGTCAAACCAAATTGTGTCAACTGCATAAACGTTTGCAGCACTTGGAGTGTTTCCTTCAGACAGACCAAATTTACCAACGCCTGGGAATGTATTACCAGAGGTTGGGTTCAATTCCCATTGGAATGTCAATCCACCGTAAGAACCTTCAAAACCTTGAAGTCCTTGAACGCCTTGCACACCCTGTACGCCTTGAACACCCTGAGAACCGCCATCGCCCTGTAAACCAGTCGCACCTTGAATACCAGTCGTACCTTGTGGGCCTTGACGACCCTGCACACCTTGTGTGCCTTGGACACCTTGAACACCTTGGGTTCCCTGTGGACCCTGAGTACCTTGAACGCCTTGCGTACCTTGGATCGCTTCACCTTGCCAACCCTGTGTACCTTGTACACCTTGGAATGCTTGTGGGCCCTGAGTACCTTGAACGCCTTGCGTTCCCTGCACGCCTTGCGTTCCTTGAGGACCCTGTACACCCTGACCTGCGAATGCACCATCTGTACCTTGATTACCTTGTAAACCCTGCGTACCCTGTGGTCCTTGGGTCCCTTGGACGCCTTGCAAACCTTGTGGGCCTTGAGGACCCTGTAAACCTTGTGTGCCTTGATCGCCTTGTAAACCTTGGGTTCCTTGTACGCCTTGAATACCTTGGTTACCTTTATCACCTTGGATACCTTGGAAACCCTGTGTACCTTGAACGCCCTGAAGACCTTGGAATCCACGGAAACCACGGAAACCTTGTACACCCTTTGCACCTAAGTCACCCTGTGTACCTTGTGTTCCCTGTACGCCTTGAAAACCTTGTACACCTCTAAATGTACCAATGTTAATCCAGTTAACGCCGTCATATATCCAAAGTTCTTCATCCGCATCATCGATGACACCGTCACCAACACTTGCGGATGGGAATGCAGTATTAAGAGTTGCTTGTGGATCACCGCCCGCATCTACATCTGGTACAGAACCAATGATTGTGAAGCCTGGTCCATAATTACCTTGAACACCTTGTGTACCTTGGTTTCCTTGTATGCCAACAGCCCCTTGCACACCTGCAACTGGCAACCATGCCGTTCCATCCGAATATCGGATTTCGTCGGTAATCGTGTAAATTACCGAACCTTTAAATGCAGCAGGATCTAACTGCGCTGGATCTTGTGGGATACCATTACCAATCGTGTAACCACGACCAGTAAAAGTGCGAAACCTAGTCGACATCGTATTCCTCCGATTGACCTATCGTATATGACAAAGTTGCAGTAATTGCAAGGTTTGCACTACACCTGGCTTGTAACAAATCACCAGATGCAAAGAATTGACCATTGATAGGAATCGGAATAGTATCGTATGAGGGCACTGGTAATTGTTTAATTAGATCAAATGTTAATGAATTATCATATCTGTAAATTTGCACATCAACTGAAACCGTATTTGCACTAGTGTTGGTTAAAATGAGAGGGGAAATAACTTCCCCAATCCCTGGCTCAATAGTTTCAGAACCACCAAACACAAGTTCGGGAACTCTAAATTGAGGCACAGTTATAATCGGAAAATATTCCGTTGTCAAAACTTTATTGAAACCAATAGGATACGCATCGGGCGCCTGAGAGGTAACAATGACTGTTATACCAGTATTTGCATCTTCATATTGTGTAAATGACATTTCTCTTTCCTTTTATACTACGGCTCTAGAGTTCGAAGCACGTCTTGCGAGTTTACGAACCGAAGAGGTAAATGGTCTACCTTCAATTCGACCTGTTCTACCGTTAATTCTCAAACCTCTTGCGAAGTACTGGTTGTTCAATTCATCAGCACCCGACCATCTTACACGTCCACCGTCTTCTGAAAGAACCGAAGAAATCGCAGAAGTCGCAGGACCAAGGTTTCTAAAGTTCAGTGGCAACGCAGTTCTGTTAACACCTGCAGCACCACCGTTAAACTGGTGCGCAATTGATTCAACAAGTGAACCGAATGTCAACACATCTGGTTTCAAGACGTTGTCTTTCAGACATTCATCAAATAGAAGCGTAATCATTGCACTATGCTCTGCATCTGGTGAATAGTTCGCAATAATAAAGTCTCTCATCTTATCCCATGATGCGTAGAACGCATATAGAAGATCCGTATTGTTTGGACCATCATCAACCCATGCACTTCCATTCCAATAGTATATAGTTCCTGCGTAGAAGTTGATATTTACATCATCAGAAACAATATATGCGTGATTCTTTTTCAAGGTCACATTTGGATTAGTCTGCAAATCATTACGAGCAGAAATACTTGGGACTGTTCCTTTGAAGATCAACCCTTGTGTCTGTGGGTTGAATACTGGGAACACGTGTTGTCCTTTTTGGTCAAATAGAGACTGCGAGAATGTTCTAGTCGCTTTTGTAGACCCTCTCTGACCTGTATTCGGATTAACGAATTTAACATCATTCACAATCGTCTGCAACAAGTTGCCCGCATCACGTCTAGTCAAGTTAATGTCAACAAATTTATATTCTGCATTAACAAATCTAACAACATCATACTGCAAAGGACCACGTTTTGATAGCAAGATATCTGCTGCATCTCTAAAGGGTTTTTGAACCCAACCATAATCTGGTTCATCAAGTTTTTGTAGTTCTTTTGTATCTTTATTTATCTGAGTTAGATAGAACATATTTGCAAGTCCGACAACTTTTGCTGCTTCGACCTCAGTCGCAGTTTCAGACTTAATTTTTTGACCATCATACTTACCTTGAACAATATCTGCACAAATCTTACCAAGATGACGATAAGACTTCGCAGTTGCAACACGTTGATCTTCTGGGATACGATATACTGAGTTCCAGAAGTAGAACTCTGCGTTCCAACGAGATGCAGTGTTACCACCGTAGTTCAAGTCATAAGAGAATGCATCTACCAGATAACCAACATCACGACGACACTTAGACTTGTTATAGTCAAGTACATCAAACTCAGTGTTGATGAAGTGGATCATGTCATCTGCAAGTTGAACTGTATTGTCTTCAATCTCACCAAATGCAGTTACTACTTCACTGTCAACCCATGCAGTATTTGGAGACTGCAGTGTTGGGATTGGGGCAAGACTATCTTCACGGATCACATCTTCTACGATACCAATCAGAGATACAACTTCTGCACCTTCTGTTGCAGTCGCAGGTGTACCTGAGATGTCTTGTGCAGTAGAAGTGATTGTTGTGTTAGTTGTATCGATCTCTTGAACGATATCAGACATCAACAATTTCATTGTGCGATAAACATCTGCAGTCTGTCTGCGAGTATCTACAGGAAGGACACTGACGCCATTTTCAAAGTAAATTTGCGCAGCAATTCGAGATGCATAGTTTGTTTCGTACTGAACATCATGTGATGCAGCATCAACCAAGAAGCCCATGTCACGACGACACTTAGCACGTGGGAAGGACAATCCATTCCACTCACGTCCAACATATTCAATAACATGTTTGGAAAGAGTTTCTGATTCGTCTTGGATCAATGTTTTAGATGCAATATAGTTCTGTGGAGTCCAAGAAGTATCTGGTGCAACTCTTGCGGGGATCTTGGATGGATCTACATCATCTGCAGCATCCGCAATCATGTTTGCAAGTTTCATTGCTTCACCCTTAAGATCCGCACGTTCTGGATATACTGCAGGTAGATGACGTTTATCTTGATGGATAAAGTTACCTTCTACATGAACAATCGCATCGTACTGTGCAGATACAAATGTATGAACCCCAGTATAGTTGGTTGCAGCACCAACATTCATAGTGATTGTAGTTGCATCAACTGCAGTAATTACTACTGGTTTATTGAAGAACGGATCTGTCGCACGTGGGTGTGAAATGTTCACTGTAGCACCTGCAGGTGCAACACCACAAGAGAATGTGATCGATTCTGGTGCAAACATAATTGCATCACCAACTTTCAATTGGTGTGTACCAATAGTTGCGACAAACACACCAGTTGCAGGGTTGTATGTTGCAGTAGTTGGAGTAAATCTTGTCAACTTCTGAATAGTTGGTTCGACATCTACTCTCATCAAAATGGTTTCAATTGTTTCTCCAAGATGTTTGAACGCTTCACGTGTTGGTTTGCGTTGTGACATTGGAAGAACATTGATTGCATTTTCGAAGTATGCAAGTGCATTTTTATGAGTTGCAGAGTTACCATCGTATTGCATATCGTGCGCAATACCATCGATGATATGACCTAGATCACGACGACACTTAGTTTCGTTATATGCAAGACCGTTGTACTCTTCTGCAATGTGGTTCAAAATTGCACCCTGCATTGCACCCTGTTTCTTAGTGATAAGATCATACATTCTCTTATCTTGTGGGTTATTAGCAATTGCGAATGCATAGTTGTCTACGACTGTAGGTAGTTTGTCAATATCGTTTTCATCAATCGCATCTACTACGATAGACATCAAAGAACTCACACGTGCACCTGTTACAGCATTCGCTGCAGTGGTTGTTGTGTCTTGGTTCTGTGCGTTACCAGAAGTCTTAGTTACTGCAATGTTTTGAACGATCTCATCTGCGATTTCTGAAAGACGGTTGAATACGCCTCTTGTTGGTTCACGTTGATCTACAGGAAGAACACTTACTGCATTCTCAAAGTATAGTCTCGCAGTGTTTACAGAAGACTGGTTACCACCTTGTGAGATATCCCAAGAAACTGCGTCTACGAAGTAACCGACATCTCTTGTACACTTAGCAGTATCAAAAGTCAATGAAGGATGGTTCAATGCCAACCATGCAAGAGCTTCTGCTTGTAAGAATGTTCTGTTATTTTGTAGAATAATTCTTGCATTTACTCCATCTGGATCACCACCCTGTAGGACTGATGGCCATACTGGAACTGGGTTAGACACTTCACCAGTCATAATTGCGATGATCGTATCAAAGTTCGCTTTGATGTTATTTTCTACAATATATGTGTCATCATATGGAGACAGTGCAATCTCTTCAGTTCTTGCAGCTTCTACAAGTTGATCTCTGATATAACGCAGACCGCCAACCATCTCACTTAACTGTGCCCACTTGACTTCATTTGCACCAGTTGTACCACTTACATATGCAAGACCAACTTGAATCAATGGTTGTGCACCGGCAATAGAACCAGACTGTTTAACCGCATCTAGAATAAATCCAGTGTCACGGAAACACTTGTCACCATCGTATGTGAAGTATCTGTCGTTTAGATATGCAACAACTTCTTCGATCAAGAACTTACGGTTTGCATGGATCTGATCACGTGCGAATGTACGTAGAGGTGTATACTCAGGTGCACCAGAAATTGCAGGAATGTTTTCATCTGTACGATCATCTACAACACCAGATATAATCTTAATAAGATCTTCAATGCGTTGTCCGACACTTACAGATGTTGCAGTTCCAGTCTTGTCTTGTTTCAAGAAGTTTTTAGTAACTTGTTTAACTGCATCAGCATCCGCACTTACGAATGTATGAGATCCAGTGTAACCATTTGGAATTGTGAACCCTGTTACAGTGAATGTGGTTGCAGTTGTCTGAGTAACCTTGATTGGACGTTCGAATGCATAATCAGGTGTACCTGCACCACCCGCAGCACGAGGATGCGAGATGTTTGTTACTACAAGAGTGTCTGTGTTTGCGCAAGAGAATGTGATTGACTCTTCTTCAAACCAGACAAAATCACCAACTTCAAGATCGTGAGATCCAACAGTAACTTCCATAACACCATTGTTTGCGTCATATACAACATCAGTTGGAGTGAAAGACTGTTTGAAGTGTGGAATAACAGTTTGTTCAAGTGCAACTTTTTCTGCAGACACCGCAAGGTGATCAAACGCAGCCTTAGTTGCATCGTACTGATAATCTGGTAGTAGGTTGATAGAGTTAATGAAGTATGCTTGTGCAGCTTTGATTGTTGCTTCATTTCCACCATACAGAAGATCTTCAGTGATCGCATCAATCAGATATCCACTGTCACGAATACATTTTGATTCTACGAAACCAATACCGTTATATTGTTCGTTGATGTATGTTGTAATTTCTGTCTGTAGTTTTTCTGTCAAACCGTTGATGATACCAGTTGCAACTTGGAATTCAGAAGCATAACCAGTCTCGCCTGGTCCAAATTCAAATGGAGAGAACTTATCAGTTGGGTCTTCCATTTCTGGTCCACCAACATTGTAGGACAATAGACCCGACTGTGCACCTTCGACACCACCAGATCCGCCTTTTACAACACCTTCACGTGCAGTGGATCCACCACCAACGATGGTTCCTTTTGCAGATGTTTGATAGAATTCTGTACCAACATCATTTGGTTCAACTGGGTTTGGATATACAGGCGCATCTAGTTCAATTGCATCAGATACGATGTTGATCAAGTCTTCTACACGTTGACTCATGAAGTCAGAGAAGTATTTCTTAACCGCTCCTGCAGTTGCAGAAACAAATGTATGTTCTTCTTGATAACCATTTGCATCACCAACATCCAACGTAATAGTATTTGCAGTTGATGCAAGAACCTTAATTGGTTTTTCATACGCAGGATCTGTTGTACGAGGATGAACGATATTTTGTGCAGGCGAACCACAAGACAATGTGATTGACTCAGGATCAAAGATGATGTAATCACCATTTGAGAATGAGTGAGTTGCACCAAGATCGATATTCATGATACCAGATACTGGATTGTAGTTTACATCAATTGGTGTATATTCTACATTAGTCCATGTTACAGGAGTTTCTACGTTACCAGTTGTAGGAGTAACAGTCTCATTACGTGCAAGTTTCTTCGCAACACTTGCGATATGCATGAACGCTTCTGCAGTGATTGCTCTTTGATCTGCAGGAAGAATAGAAACCGCATTTTCGAAATAAATTCTTGCGTTGTTAATAGACGCAACATTCGAACCATGTTGGATGTCAAATGATGCAGAGTCAACTAGGTAACCAACATCTCTCTCACACTTCGCAGCATCGTAAGTTAGAGATGGGTAGTTCGCAGTAATCCATGCAGTGATTTCAGCTTGTAGGAATGCTTTGTTAGACTGAAGAATACCACGAGTATTCAGTGCATCATTAGAAACATAAGAGTCACCGAAGTTAATTGTAGCTGCAGCGCCCGAACCATTTGTGATGATATCGATGATTTCATCGAATGCATCATTAGAACGAGTTAGTGAAGTACCAGATAGGGATACGGCGACCTGTTGTTTCAACCATGTATATGCACCGACAGTCTCAGTCAACTGTTCGTTAACAACATTGTCTGCACCTACTGTACCAGAACGATACGCAAGTCCATTGAATACTGCGTTGTAGTTTGAACCAGTTAGAACGTCACGTTTAACTGCATCAATGATGTATCCTGTATCTCTTTCGCACTTTTCTGAGTCGTAGATAAAGTAAGTATTCGCAAGATAACCAACTGTCTCGTTTGCAAGGAAGTCACGGTTTTTCTGCAGTGTTGCAGCAGCATTTACTTCATCAACATTCGCAGTCATTACACCCACTGCATTGTCTGCACAACGGATGAATGTGTGAATACCACCAGTACCAACACCAACTTGTACTTGAATTGTGTTGATGTCTGGAACTGCAGTAATTGGCAGTGGTGTGCGATATGGTGGATCTGAAGGACGTGGATGGGAGATCTCTTGTAGGTTGTTGTCAGAACCACATGTGAATGTGAACGATCCTGGCATCAACTCAATA